GTGTAACCTATACCAGAGTTAATTATTACGACCTCTGTGATCTTTCCATCAGATACGATAGGTCTAAATCTTGCACCTACTCCAGTTCCTACTCCTACAAGGTCAATATCAGGTGGTGAAAAATACTCCTTTCCACCAAATCTAACGTCAACATTTGTAATTCTACCGTTATTTGTTAAAACTTTTAATTCAGCTTGCTTACCATTTTGTAGAGTTATGCCCGGTTTTACTTCAAAATTTAATATTTCAGATCCATAGTTAGTTCCGGGTTCATAAAGATAATTTTCTATTATTGATCCCCTAACCACAGGAGTAATAACCAAATCTCCATCTCTTGTGAATGTAGTTGGTGAATAAACAGCATTCACACTTAACGTAACATCTGGATATGCAAATTCTTGCAATCCAGTTCCAGAGGATGTAAATTTGACATAATCACCTCTATTGTAATCGCTATTATTTGTCGCACCTACACCAGCATTTGCAACTCTGAATGTATTATCATCTAATTTTATTACTTTATATTGATTTGCAGAACTTATTCCAGAAATACCAGTGCCACCGTACTCATAATTGTAAGTAATAACTTCACCGTCTATAAATCCATGATTTTTAAAATTAATTGTATTTTCAATAGATGATATACCTACAGGTTTTACCATCAATTTACGATTCGTATAGTTTGTACCAGCATCTTCAATTAATACAGATCTTAAGAAATTTTTCTTTTCTAGTGTTCTAAATTTATGTGTTCCCTGTGTATTAATTGTAGTAAATCCAACTGGATTTGATCCAGAATTAAAATCATTTATATTGTCATATAGTTTTATTGAAGAAATACCAACAACTTGAGCATAGTATACTGATCCATCTGATAAGAATCTGTTTTGATCTGTATTAGATCCACCAGAGGTTCCAATACCTATCGGAGAGTTTTCATTTTTATCATAAATTAGTGCTTCACCATTTAATAAATTATGAGGTCTATCAAATATAATTTGATCAAATAAAACATCTACCCCACCTCTAACTGAGGTTTTTCTTCCATCAAATGTTAATTCTCTATGTCTTTTACGAACAATTGGTTTTAATACAGCACCAGATCCATTTCCACCAGATATACTAACTGATAATACTTTTTCTATATCAAAAAACTGTGGATCAACTAGCACTTCTGATAAAGATCCTTTAATAACAGGTTGCATTAAGGCAGTTGTTCCAGATCCTGCTTGAGGTATTACAATATTTGGTAAATTTATTACATCAAAATTAGAACCACCATTTAAAATTTTGATATTTGATAATGGGCCATAGAAAATTTTATCCTCTGATTTGTAATTTGTTATTTCGACACCGTTGACTAAGATACCAGTTGAACCGGGTTCAGTTGGGAATGAAGATCCTGATTTAATATTTGCATCAGCAGGAAACTTCTTAAGTATTTTTTGAACACCTATTTCTTCATTTTTATGTCTTAATAAAACAAAACTATGTTTACCTGAGATAATTACTTTCTCACCTCTAGGTATTGCACCTTGATTTAATGTTCCAATGGTTGTTCCACTTATGGTTACTATATTTGTTAGTGGATCAATGGCAGTAACAGTTGATATACCAGAGTTACTAATATTAGAATTTGATAGTGTATCATTTACTCTTATACCATTAACACTATCAAGTTTAATAGTGCTTACACCTGTGATTGCAGTTGTTGCAACTCCAACTGTTAATGTTCCAGCAGTAAACTCTAAATTATTAGAAACTGGTATAAATGATCGTGATGCATATAGTTTAATTTGGTTTGCATTTGATAATTTTTCAACGTAATATACACCCTCTTCTAAACCACCTAAAACTAAATCAGGATTATTTGGTTTGTAGAATACGGAATCTCCAGTTCTAAATCTAGTTGCAGTTGGGAATGAAATAATTGAAAACTTTTGAGTAACATTATTGAAACCCTGTAAATCTCCACCTAATGTATCGGGAATGATACTTTTGAAAACAGATTCTGTAATATCATATGAGGGAAGAGATGATGAAGCTACATAATAATTTTCATCATTGTCATTGTAAGTATTTTGAACATTTGATGTAATTACATTATTTCCATATTGAATTTCAGAAGTTGAACTAAATGCTCTGTCTAATTTTCTACGAATATCATAATCTACATCTGCTAATGGAGTAAAATTCAAAACATTATTCAAATCTACCTGATTATTCTGTAATATTGCATCTACAACAGCATCAGATACTTCAACTTGTTGTGAACCACCTCTTCTTATAATATCAACTTTATCACCAACTTTTAAGTTTGACCTATCTGTATTAGTTTTAAGTATAACACTAGCTGATCCACCAGTTGGGGCACTTGGAAAATTATCAATTTCAAAAGTGCATGAGGTATTATAGATCCATGAATTAAAGAATACTTCTTTTTTAGTTTTATTTTGAGGGTTTGCAATTACCTCTCCAAGATTTTTTACCGAAATTCTTTCACCTTCAGTAGTAACACTTGAAGTATCTGATGGTATTAATCTAAAATTAGACAGTACACCAGTAATTCTTAATTCTACTTTTTTATTAAGATCCCCATCCTCATATCCAAATATAAACTCATCTGCTCTAACATCATCAGTGGAAGAAATTGCTGAAGTTATACCAGTGCAATTTAAGAATTGGTTAACAGTCTTATCAGTGTATGTAACCGTGTTTATTCCCGATCTTACACTACCAGTAGTGTTAAACCCAACAGTGGAGTCCACAGTGATTACAGACGATCCTACTGCCACATTACCTATTGCTTTTGACTTTCCGGGTATTGTGAATGTTCCTAAAATACCACTACGATCATTATATCCAACGAATAAACTTAACTTGTAAAAACTTTTTCTGTTCCTCGTGATTATCTCTACCTCAGACACTGAAGCAGTTGTTTGTGAATCAGTTGATTTGGTTACAGTTTGTCCTAATAATTTATTTGGATCTCCACTTATGACCTCAGCCACCACAATTTCTCTGCGTATAAATTCAGCACCTGATGGTTTAATAAGAAAATCTTCTAGATCAATAATTTTAGGTGTAACACCATATATTGCATTGAATAATATTCGGAATGATTCAGCAGTTCCCTTTGATTGGTATAGTGACTTAGACTCTTTTATAAAATTACTAACATCTAATTCTGATATAAACTTTGTATCTTCTAGACCGGGAGTTAATGATGATTTAATTTTTTTGTAAAACTCCTGCAAAAATAGAACACTTAAGTTGTTTACAGATACACCAGATGTATGACTTGCAGTTGTTGTTGACTTAAATACCAACTCACCCGGATTATTTGGATCTGTGTATGATGTAATACCACTAAATCCCCTAATACATCCAGTAAATGTATTTGTTGTTAAACCTGTATAACTTATTATTTCATCATCAATTTTCAATAAACCATATTGATTTGGAAAACCTTTCGTAGATGATACTGTGATAGTATCACTCGCTGTTGTTATACCTGAAGTTAATGTGGTAATACCTACAATTACTTCAGGAGTTAAATTATCTAATTTTAAGTATTGATCTAAGTTATCACTTAAGTCTATAACACCACTACGATGTTCTTGTGAGATATAATACTGTCTTAAAAAGTCAACAGTCTTCGGACTCTCTGAGAGAACATACTCAGGTAGTTGACTTTCTATTACTTGTTGAACTTGTATACGTTTTTCGATTCCAGTTCCTATCATTTTATGACCTGTTTAATTCTCCATTTGAGTATGATGATGTTACTTTATATCCGACACCAGAGATTTGTTCACCAGATGTAATTGTATCCTTAACCATATTTATGGTACTACTTGGAATGTTAAAATCTAAGTATAAATCTTGTAATCCTATGACATCATTTGACTCTGGGAAAGCTTGAACCTCAATAATATTATTACCTTTTTCAGTTTCTGTAATATTAACTGTATTTAAATTAACTTCACCATGAATGTAATCGACAGTTCCTGCTGATTTAATTACAACAACATTTAATCCAGTCTCAGTATCCTTTCTTACAATTGAAATAACACCTGTTCTAAGATCTTCATTTGGAGTGTCAGTAATATAAACTATACTGGTATTACCTTGAATTTTGAATCCAGTGCTCTTTATATTCAATCCACTGGGTTTCACGTTAAATTGATTACCATAACATAACTCATACTGAGCAAATTGATTAATAAGTGCGTTTAAGTTTCTCCTTATTTTAACTCTTGTGATATTTGAAGTGATTGCTTTATCAATATTATCAATTACATTTAATACTTTACTGTACTTGAACCTACCACCAAAACGATTAACATCACCAGAATTTGAATAGATGTTTAATGAGTTGCTGATTTTTGTTCGCAATCCATTCACATTAGTAACTGCTGTGGAATCATAGTATATGAATGACTCAACCTCAACATATAACACCTGTAAATCCACTATCTGTTGATTTATACCTGTCAAAGAGTAACTCTTTAACTTTCTTAAAATTTGTGTTTTATCAAAGTCAGAAACAAACTCACCATTCTTCGGTTTGATTGTTATAAAAACAGTACCGAATTGAGGTGGATCTAATTCTTCACCACCTACAACTGATACACTTTCTGTATTAGGATATACAGTTTGTATTATAGACTCATAATCCCTTGCTGTAACCGCCCTGTACTGTGCGGAATATAGTCTAGGTGCAAAATACTTAATTGAATCTAATGCTTCTATATCACCTCCATTAGAGGCAGCCTGTATCACATCAATAGTAGGAACTGATGAGGGAACAACTATACTAGTTGGTAGTGTTGACGTTGCCTGATCCTTATCAGCAAAACTACCTGCAAATGTAAAAATAGATGGGCCGTTTCCACTTTTACCTGATGTAATAATATATTGAACTGTTATTTGTGCTCCGTCTTCTAATTTCTTTCCAAATGTACCATCTCCAAATAATATTTCATATTTTTCATCCTGAACCTCTTGTATTAAGTATGTCTCAGACTTTGAAGTAACCCCAACAATATTATCGATAATTTTGTATTGTTTACCTAAACCGGGATCTGCAGCACCTCTAACATAGACTACAATAGATGAAGTATCAATATTTGCATTGTCAAGAATGAATCTTTGAGTCAATGAACCATCCACAATGAATCTAGATGTTAAAAATGTCCCTTCTAAGACTCTAATTGGTTCTTCAGTGGTTCCAAATTGTGCTAATCCATTATTCACAGTGGTAGTTATGCTTTCTGATATAGAAAATACAAAATCAGTATCATCTTCAGTTCCTATACAAACTACACCGGGTTGTAATGTCAAAGTAGGACTACTTGTGGTTGTCGCCACTTGAAACTTAATAGATGCTCTAGCCGCTGTCTTTGATCTTGGAACATAACCAATATTTCTTGCTAAAGACACTACATTCTCTCTCAATGTAGCAGAATCAAGGAAAGATTCATTAACAACTAAATTTGAGTTAAATGCTGAGATATATGTGTTGTATGCAAGAGTATCAATTAACACGGAGAAGTTAGAACCCTCAAAATCAAAGTCCGTAAAGTTTGAATTTGCTCGGAGGTAGTCTTTAATCTGCTCTTTTATCTGATCAAAGTCTAAATTAGTAAATTTGGTAAATGGCATTATCTTGTTGCTTGTAATATGAATGTAAAGCTCTGTGCTGGAAACTCCTGTCCGATAATATCAAATAAAACATTAACATCAAACTCATTTTGATCGGGTCTGGGATTAACATTTACTTGTAAATTATCAACTCTGGGTTCAAAGTTTTCTATTGCTATTTTAATTTGATCTTCAATAACGGATGCAGTACCAAAGTCAACAAAGTTATCAAATAACAAATTACGCACATCAGAACCTAATAACGAATTAAAAAACCTCTCTGTCGGTATTGTTTGCACAATATTCCTTACAGACCTCTTTATAGCGTTTTCATTTCGCAATACAGTAAGGTCTTTTGTGACAGGATGAGGTGTAAAAGACAAATTTATGTCTTTAAATGCTCTAGATATACGTTTTACTGCCATTTAACAGAGTTTTTTATTATTTATACCTATCTTGAGTAATCTTTCATCACATAATCATCACTATTGAAGTATTCGAGTATCCACCATGCTACACATCGTGGATTTTTCGCTCCACAAGTGAAAATATCAAAGGCAACACACCCTTTTTCAGGCCAAGTATGACAAGAAAGGTGACTTTCACCTAAAGTAAGGGTACAAGTCACTCCATGAGGTTCAAATTGGTGTGTATATGTATGAAGAACCTTTACACCTTCGATTTTACAAGCATCAACACATACTTGTTCGATCATTTTTGCATCATTTAACTTGTCAAAGGGTACATTGTACACCTCAACGAGTAAATGAGTACCCATATGGGCATTTTTCACGTTTTTCATCCGTATGTGTGTATATTATAGTACTTTCGACGAGGAGGATACTTAAATTTACTCTTTTTTTCAACTTTTACCCTAACTGCCTTGTAAATTTTTAATAATTGGTCTGTTTTCATCCTAACTCCGGTTCAATATTGATTTCCACGTTTCCTGTTTTACGTTCTTTTGCTGTTTTCCAGAAATAATTCTCTTCTGAACCCAATCCATCACGATCATGACCGTTTTCCACCTG